TGGTGGGATCTATGTTGTTCACAAGATAAGTTTGTAGCTATATCCGCCCCACGAGGTCATGCGAAATCTACTGCAGTCACGATGGGATACGGATTGGCTACGCTCTTATTTCGAGAGCGTAAGTTCATGCTGATGGTATCAGACACAGAGTCACAAGCTTCGTTGTTTCTAGGATCCATTAAGCAACAGCTACAAGAAAATGAAACTCTTATATCCCTATTTGGGATTAAAAGGGATGAGAAGGGTCTGGTCAAGTTTCTCAAGGAAACAGAATCAGACATCATTGTCGAGTTTGATAACGGCGATAAGTTCCGTATCATTGCTAAGGGTGCAGAGCAAAAGCTTCGTGGTCTTATCTGGAACGGCTCACGCCCAGACATCATATTATGTGATGATATGGAGAATGATGAAGCTGTCATGAACAGCGAACGTCGTAAGAAATTTAGAAGGTGGTTCTATGGAGCTCTCTTGCCTTGTCGTAGCGATAGCGGGATTATCCGGATGGTTGGAACTATTCTACACATGGATTCGCTCCTTGAATCTTTAATGCCACGAGACAGTGACAAAAAAACAATTACAGAAGGACTCAAGACCTATTCACTTGGTCGTTCCTTATGGAAGTCAGTTAAGTACAAAGCACACAATCCAGACTTCACAGAGATCCTGTGGCCTGAGAAGAAGAGTGCTGAAGAACTTAAAGCATTACGTGAAGAGTATATCCGCCAGGGTATGCCTGACGTTTACTCACAAGAGTATCTTAACGTACCTCTTGATGAAGCGAATTCCTATTTCAAAAAGCCTGACTTTGCCGCATTAACGGTTGATGATCAGACTGCCCGTATTAACTACTACATCACTGCTGACTTAGCTATTTCACAATCCCAACAAGCTGACTACTCCGTATTCATTGTTGCTGGTGTGGATGAGAACAAGCGTATTCAGATCCGTGATGTAATACGAGACCGGCTAGATGGCCGGGAGATCGTAGACACTATTCTTGCTCTCCAAAGACTATACAAGCCAGAGGCCTTTGGTATTGAGGAGATGCAAGTCTCAAAAGCTATTGGACCCTTTCTTCGAGAAGAGATGCACAAGACTAATACATACCTTAACCTAGTACCCCTAAAGCATGGTGGTAAGGATAAGATAGCCAGAGGACGAAGTATCCAAGCCAGGATGCGTGCCAAAGGTGTACGGTTCGATAAGAACGCTGATTGGTACCAGACACTTGAAGATGAGATGATGAGGTTCCCTAGAGACAAGCATGATGACCAAGTAGACTGTATGGCTTACCTTGGTATGATGCTTGATAAACTTATTGAAGCCCCAACCAATGATGAGGTTGAGGACGAAGAATACCGAGATGCTATGCATGAGTTCGGATACGATAGACGAGGCGCTAACGCCGTAACGGGATATTAATGAATAAACTAGAAGCTAAACTAAAACTTGAGGACGTGGTTGTATGTCCTAATATCGCAGAGCTTCTGGATAAAGATGATCTGCAGAAGATTGGTCGTGATGTATACGAAGAGTTTACTGCCGATCTAATGTCTAGATCAGCTTGGGAGAAGCGGACTGAAGAGTCCATGAAGCTAGCTTTACAGGTTGCTGAAGCTAAGTCCTTCCCATGGCCTAACGCCTCTAACGTTAAGTTCCCTCTAATTACTATTGCAGCTTTGCAGTACCATGCTAGAGCATATCCTGTTCTTGTTAATGGCGATACTCCAGTACGTTGTAGGGTCATCGGTGATGATCCAGATGGTATGAAGGAACGCCGAGCTGAGCGAATTGAGAATCATATGTCTTACCAGATCCTTGAAGTTGATGAGGACTGGGAAGAGGATACTGATAGGGTCTTAATCACACAACCGATTGTAGGTTGTGCCTTTAAGAAAACCTACTACCATCCTACAAAACGTAGACCACAATCAGATTACATTCTTGCAAGAGACCTGGTAGTTAACTACTGGACTAAGTCCCTTGAACAGGCACCACGTGTTACCCACGTGCAGTACATGACCAAGAATGAGATCTATGAGCGAGTGGCTCGTGGATTGTTTTGTGAGATGACTGAAGTAACTCCAGTCTCGATTCCACAATCGAACTTGCAGTTAACACAAAACAAAGCTCAGGGTATGGAGGCTCCACAGTCTACAGACTCTAGCACACCGTACGAAATCCTTGAGACACACAAGTTCATTGACTTTGACCAAGACGGTTACGCCGAACCATACATTGTATGGGTACGTCGTGATACCAAACAAGTCCTACGTATTGTAGCCCGGTTCTTTGACCAGTCTATTGAACGTAATGACTCTGGTAAAATCTTAAGTATTAAAGCTGAACAGTACTTTACTAAGTATCCTTTTATCCCCTCACCTGATGGCGGTTTTTATGACTTGGGATTTGGAGTACTACTGGGACCCCTTAATCAAAGCATCGATACAATCATTAACCAACTGGTTGATGCTGGTACGATGTCTAACACAGCAGGTGGGTTCCTAAGCCGTGGCATTAAGATGCGTGGTGGTAATTATAACTTTGCACCTTTAGAATGGAAACACGTTGATTCAACTGGTGATGATTTACGTAAAGGCATTGTGCCTCTTCCTGTTAGGGAGCCTTCTCAAGTTCTGTTTACATTGCTTGGAATGCTTATCAACTACGGTGAGCGTATTGGTGGATCAGTTGATATTCTGGTTGGACAAAATCCGGGACAGAATACAGCAGCTGAGACAACAAGAACAATGGCTGAGCAAGGAATGAAGATTTTCTCTGGTATCTTTAAACGTACCTACAGAAGCCTTAAGCAAGAGTTCCGCAAGCTATACAGACTTAACCAATTGTATCTCGAAGATGAAGTTGATTTCCAATCCGATAAGGGTGAATTCAATATCTCTGCCGATGACTACAATGGTCCAGTAAGTGATATCAGTCCTAGTGCAGATCCTAACATCATTAGTGATAGTCAGAAGATGCAACAGGCACAAGCAATCCTACAGTTAGCTACTACGACTCCTGGCGTTAATATTCGTCAAGCGCAAATCATGTATGCTAAAGCCTGGAAGGTTGCTGAGTTAGAATCATTGCTGCCGGATCCAAAAGGTCCTAATGCAATTAAACCAGCTGTACCTGAGAAGTTACAAGTTGAGCAAATGAAGTCCCAGATTAAACAAGCGGACCAACAGTTGCAGATGAAACTTGGTGTATTGAAGCTTATGGATACAGCTAAGCTGAACGAAGCTAAGATTCACAAGTTAGAGGCAGAAGCTTTACTGGCATTAGAGACAGCTGGAGGTGTTCGTACAGGACAAGAAATCCAGTTAATCAATTCCCAGATTGCTGCAATGAAAGCAAAGAACGAAGGCATTATGTCCTCAGTCGAGCTTATGATGAAGTTAACGGAAGGTGAAGACACACCGTCGGAACCAACAGGAGAGTAATTTGAGCGTTGTAACAGAACCGGAATTCCTGGACTGGAAACAACATCCGATCACGGGGGCCTTCATGAAGGCTCTCTTCAATGATAGAGAGTATTTAAAAGAGATGCTAGTAGGTGGTACAGATGACGACAGTAATGTTCGTGGTCGTATTGCAGCTGTTGGTATGATCCTTGCTCTTGACTATGAAGGTCTGATGGAAAGTTTAAGGGGAGATAGATGAGTAATACTACAGGGATAACACCTTTATTAAATCGAGTACTGATTAAGCCAATGATTGTAGTTAATCAAACAGCAAGCGGTATCATAGTCTCTACAGAGGGTATGAGTGAACGTGAGCAGTTAGGTAATACAACTGGTGAGGTCGTAGCTGTTGGTCCAGAAGCCTTTAGTGGCTATGCTGAGTGTCCTGTTAAACAGGGTGACAAAGTAATCATGGCTAAGTATGCAGGTTTAATGTACGTCGGTAAAGACGGCGCTAAGTATAGAATGATTAACGATGATGACTTGACTGGTATCTTAGATCCAGACATGGACTTAGTTGATCCACATTTAAGTAAGGGAATAAGATGAGTGATGATGTAATTGACAATCAACAAGAGCCTAACAACGTTGAACCACAACAGACTCCAAACACACCTGACTATGCTGCTGAAGCTGGCGCACAGGGTTGGGTTGCTAAAGAAGACTATCGTGGTAATGAATCTGATTGGGTAGATGCTGAAACCTTTGTCCGTCGTGGCAAAGAGATTATGCCTATCCTTAGGAAGAACAACGAGAAGCTGCTCAAGGAACTTAAAGAGGCACGTAGTATTGCTGAAGAAGCAAGATCTACTGCACGTGAGTTCCAGAAGTTCCAAAAGGAACAGTATGAACGTAAGGCAAAAGAACTGGAAGGTCAGTTAGTTCAATTGAAACAAGCAAAGCGTGATGCAGTCTCCAGTGGAGATGGCGATCGTGTTGTTGAGATTGATGATGCCATGGACTTGATTAAACAGGATGTAGTTGAGGCCCGTGCCGAAGCTACTCGTGAACCAACACCAGCAGTACAGTCACCACCACAGCCAGATGAGAATCTACAAGCGTGGTTAGATCGTAATGATTGGTTTGGTCAAGACAAACGAATTACAGACATCACAAATACAATTGGTAAGTCTATTACCGAAGAGTTCCCTACCCTTAAAGGTAAGGCATTCCTAGACAAGTTAGATGAAGAATTAGCTACCACGTTCCCAGAACGCTTTGGTAAAAAGAAACGATCTAATCCTATGGATGGATCTGCTGCTACGACAACCTCTGGTCGCCCTAGCTCTGCTAAGAAATCATACGAGAACCTACCTACAGAAGCTAAGGCCGCTTGCGACCGCTTTCTTAAGCAGGGTTTAATTAAGAGTAAAGAAGCCTATGTTCAGGAATATGATTGGAGTGAGTGATGGCTAGAAATAGACCACACACACCTGAGAGTATTGCATACAACACTAAATGGAATAATGATAACGTAGAAAAACGTAAAACAATTCTTTTAAAGAATGCATTAAAACGTTATTACAATATTACATTAGAAACATTTAATAAAATGTTTGAAAGCCAACAAGGTTGTTGTGCTATTTGTGGTACACATCAACTTGAACTAAAAAGAAGATTGTGCGTGGATCATTGCCATGACACAGGTAAGATACGTGGATTGCTTTGTGATGCATGTAATAAAGGTATTGGTCATTTAAATGATGATACTGTTAGATTACAAAAAGCAATTCAATATCTAAAGAACGACCAAGACTGGTCAGAATAAACAAGAGAGAAAGACAATCATGGCAACAGATAAAAAACTAGCAGTCGGTGAGTTTATTAATCCAAATACAACCACTGTTAAGGAACAACAAGAAGAAGTCAAGACACCCACTGTGTCTAATGAGAAACCGGTACGTCGCAATCGTGGGGCGTTTAACGGGACACGTGGTAAGTTGCAAGTAGGAAATCTTATTACAGGATATCACTTGTACTTTTTTAATGATGAGCCGGGTCGCATTCAAGCGGCTCTTGACGCTGGCTGGGAATTTGTCTCTCCCTCAGAGGTAGGATATGCTGCATCGAACGTTACAAATACAAACGTCGATCTTGGAGATAGAGTAAGTGTTATTGGTAGTAAGAATGATATGGGTCAACCAGTCAAACAGATCTTGTTAAAGATTAAAGAAGAATGGTGGGACGAAGATCAAGCTGATATCCAATCACGCAATGACAAAACAGATGCTTCCATTCGTAGAGGTAAAGGTGGTTCAGAAGTTGATACCACTGGATTCTATAATGCAGGCATTAAATATTAATACTAATCTTATTGAAAGAATTATAAATGGCAAATTCAAATCAGCCTCGTGGTCTAAGCCCTGTCGGTACTCTTACCGGTGCGGACTTTAACCAATCAGCTATGACGTTCGCTATTGCCAACGATGCTTCTAACACATACGCCATTGGCGATGTTGTTAAGTTCGCTGGTGGTTCCGATGCTAACGGCGTTGCTTATGTAACTAAAGCTGCTACAACAGATACACCTGTAGGTGTTATCGTAGGTTTCCGTGTAGCTGACTTTGGGGTATCTCTCCAAGGAACTAACCTTAACTTAACTCAACTGTACCTTCCGTTGAGCTCTGGTTTACGTTATGCAGTTGTTGTAACTGATCCTACTATCATCTTTGAAATTGAAACTGATGCAACTGGTGTAGCCGCTGCAAACGTTGGTTCAAATGCTGGTATGACAATTACAGCTAACCAAACAACCTTGTCTACTTCTAGCCCACTATCAAGCACTATCTTGAATAGTTCGTCTATTATCTCTCAAGGTACTACTGGTTCATTGGCATTGCCTTTAACGATTATTGCAGTTTCTCCACGAGTAAATAACGCCGTAGGCGCTTATGATAACGTTCAAGTAATCTTGAATAAGCATATCTTCAAGCAAGCCTCAGGTACAGCTTAATAATTAAAGGAATAAAAACATGGCAGGCGTAATCACAACCGGTACCCATCCTAAGGCCCTATGGCCTGGTATTAAAGCTTGGTGGGGCCAAGTATACGAAGAGCATCCAGAAGAATATTCTTCACTCTTTGATAAAGATTCATCACATCAAAACTACGAAGAAGATGTCCAGTTAACTGGATTCGGACTCGTTCCACAGAAAACTGAAGGCTCTGGAGTAATATTTGATTCAGAGATCCAAGGTTTCACAACTCGTTACACACATATCGCATACGCTTTGGGATATATTGTAACTAAAGAAGAACTTGATGATAACTTGTACGAACAAGTATCTAAGAAGCGTTCTGGTGCATTGGCTATGTCTTTCCGTCAAACGAAAGAAAACGTAGGTGCTAACATTTACAACCGTGCATTTACTACAGGTACCAACCTACAGTATGCTGGTGGTGATGGCGTAGCTCTTTGCTCTACAGCACATCCTAATACTTCTGGCGGTACATTCGCTAACAAGTTAACAGTTGATGCTGACTTGTCAGAAGCTTCTTTAGAAGATGCTACTATTGCTTTGATGGGTTTCCAAGACGACCGTGGTCTATTGATCAATGTAATGCCTAAATCATTACATATCGCTCGTCAAGAAATCTACAATGCTGGTCGTATTCTGAAGACTGTTTCTACTCCTGGTTCTGCAAACAATGACTTGAACATTCTCAAGGCAAACAATGTATTCCCAGGTGGTGCAGTTGTAAACCACTATTTCACAGCTCCACATGCTTGGTTCATTAGAACTAACGTACGTGATGGTATGAAATACTACGAACGTGTAGGTATCCAATTTGATATGGATAATGACTTTGACACCATGAATGCGAAAGCAAAAGGTTACGAGCGTTATTCTTTTGGTTGGACTGACCCACGTGCAATCTTTGGATCTAACGGTCCGTAATAAAGTAGGGGGCGCAAGCCCCCTTCTCTTCTAATAGCGGTATTGATCTACCGTTGATTTATCTCAAAGCTAACTAAAGGAACCTATAATGGCTAATCCAACCCGCTTCATATCTGGTATTTCTACATTTCCAGTTAAGAGCATTGTAAATACTTTCCCTACCGTCCCTTCACAATATCAAGTGAACAAGGGCGATGACTTTATTCCTTTCCGTCAGTCAACTGACTACACTGCAACAACTGGTGGTACCGGCGCAACTGCTGCTGCTTTTAGTTGGAATTGTGGTGCTGTTAAAGTGACTAGCGGTTCTACAACCCCATACAAGAGTATTGAAGCTCTTGGTGCAAATAGTTTACAATTTATTCCAGGCAACCAAGTATGGCATGATGTTCGTATGACGGCTCCTATTGCTGGTCAAACAAACCCATCAACTGATGCAAACATCTATTCTGGTTTTTTTGATAACGTTGATCCTACTGCAGCTTCGAATGGTGTTTACTTTGTTAAACCAGCTGGTGGCTCAACAGTTAACTTTGTAATCCTTAAAGCCGGTACAGCAACTACTTTCCAAAACGTAGCGGACTTGGCTAACCCAACAGGTTTTTATGGTTCACAGTTTGCAACTCCAGGTTCACTCACTGTTAATACTACAGGTACAACCCTTAGTTCTATTGCTATTAACTCTGCTGGTGCTGGCTATCGTGTAGCTCCTTTAGCTGTAGTTAATGGTACTGGTGGTTCTGGTGCACAGGCTTATGTACAAGTAGATGCTGCTCCAACAGGTCAACCTGGTGATGGTCCTGCTGCTGGTTATAGTTTGGCTGCTCCTTATCTTACTGCTGCTGGATCTGGCTATACTGCCGGTACATTCTCTATTGACTTAATGCCTTGGATTAATTTCCAATTTTATTACAATGGTAAAGGTACAATGTATGTTGGTGTTAACGGCTTTACAGTTTTAACAATCGGCAAAGATGGTACAACTGTAGCAACTCCTGGTTCTACATACAACGTAGCAACCTTAGGTGTTAATAGCTTTAACTTTTCTGGTACAACATTAAGCACTAGCGTTGCTCCAGTACAACCATACACTGGTGATGTATATGTAGCTCTTCCACAAGTACCAGTTCAATTAGACTTTGGTATTGTCGGTACTACTGCAAACAACCGTGTCATGTATGTTGAAGAAGTTAACATTGGATCTGAGTTAAACTAATATGACTATTCAATCTTATACAACATTAGAAGAAGCACAAGCAGTGGCTGAACCCACTGTTATTGTTTCTTATGATGGTACTTATGTAGTTTATTCAGACACAGATTTAGAGACTCCGCCTACTAATCCTGCACAAGGAGAATAACAATGGCTAACGTCGTTAACACTCAAATTATTATGGACGGTAATCGAAATGCCGTCGTTAAAGTTACTGGAGTATTAGATACATCTAACATAGCTGCTTCTGGCACATTAGGTACTGCTTCATCTGGTGCTACTACTATTAACTCTAAAGTTATTACATTCACCGCTGGTGGTTTAACACCAACTGTTG